GAAGACGAGGATGATGACGAAGACGAGTAAGTCTTAGTCTAGTAATCTTATGCCTTCTTTCGTATATGTAGGAATGATTCTTTTAGCTCTGGGTGGTGCTGGTGCATGGTACTATGACACCACTCAGACTAAGATCGAAACATTAACAGCGTACAATGCAACGCTGACCGCCAGTGTTGACAAACTTGAAGAAGTAAATATTCAAAATATAGCAACTATAGAACGTATGGAAGCTAACGTAGAACGTCAACGAGAACAATACAATCAACTTCAAGAAAACTTTAGTATGATTCGTTCTCAGAACAATCAACTTAAAGAAAGATTAGGTAGGCATGATCTAGGAGCACTTGCTTCTGCCAAGCCAGCCTTAGTTCAAAGAGTTGTGAATAATGCAACAGGTAAAGCAAATCGTTGTTTCGAATTGTTATCTAATGCACCGTTAACTGAAAAAGAAAGGAGCGCAAAGAATGGTAAAGCATTTAACAGCGAGTGCCCTTGGATTTATGATGATCTTGTCTCTAGTGGCGTGCTCGTCGAACCCAGTAGCACCCCCAGCGAAGATAATAACGCAAACTGAATACGTAACACCCCCAAAACCTATAGTTCCTAATGTCGATACCCTATCGCTTCGGGATGTAGAATTTGTTGTTATAACCCCTGAAAATATAGACGAAGTATTTGAAAGTCTTAAAAACGATAAAGTATTGTTTGCAATAACTGCAGATGGATATGAAAACATCGGTTTAAATCTTAGTGATGTAAGAGCATATATTCAGCAACAAAAAAGTATAATTATTATGTATGAGAACGCCTTTGATGAATAAATAGATATGAATATCATATTATGTAGAAATGTAGTGACCCTGTAATTGATATAAATTTCAGGGTTTTTTCTATTTATAACAAGGATTATAAAATCAAATGGTAGAAAAGAATTTAAACTTAAGTACTGATGTCGCTTTAATTAAAAAAGACATTAAGCAAATCGAAAGATTCTTTGCGAAGTTTGACACAGCGCTAGAAACTATGGCCGAAGTGAGCCAAAAAGTTGCTGTTATGGATGCTATGGCTGAGAACACTGCTGAGAAGTTAGAGCAGTTAGAAGAGCGTATGGCTGAGCATAAAGCAGAAGATAAGGCACGAGCCGAAGTCCTACATCGTCGATTGGAAGCACAAAGAATTTCAGCAAGAAATGACCACCAAGTACTAGCAGACGATACAAAGGTAGACCGTAAAAACCGCAATGCAGAAATAATGACTCAGCTTGGTAAAATGAATGGATCATTAGATATACGTTTAAGCAAAATAGATGACAAAATCAGTGTACTAGAATCATGGCGTTGGTACGTTATGGGTATTGGTGCTGGTCTAGTAGTGTTATTTGCGGAAATTAACTGGAGTATGTTAATTGGTGGTTGACATACCGCCAATCTTAGTATATAATAAATCTATAATTTAAAAATACATGTAAATATATGTGTACAAACCACCGTTTGTGTGGTATAATGTACTTATACATGTAAACATTATGGATATAATATGGCTGAATTCATCGACATACAATACGCGCAACTGCTGTCTGGTCGTCTTGAACACTTTAAGATCAAACACACTAACCCGTATAAAATTAATTTTAGGTGCCCTATATGCGGTGACTCACAGAAGAGTCGCTCTAAGGCCCGTGGATGGCTTCTAGAAAGAGACAATAAGTTCTCCTATTATTGCCATAACTGTGGTGCTAGCCAAGGTTTTAACTTCTTCCTCAAGACCGTAGATCCTATGTTGTATAATGATTATATAGCAGAAAAGTTTGTAGCTAATACTACGGTTAAAGATACTGCTACTAAAGAAACAGACTTTAAAACAAAAGCACCGGTATTTAAAGTTGATCCACTCAAGAAACTAAAGAAAGTCAGCCAACTTAGCCACGACCATCCTATAAAAAGATATGTAACTAGCCGTCAGATTCCTCCACATCATCATTACAGAATGTTCTTTGCTCCTAAGTTTATGACTTGGATTAATGAAATCATTCCTAATAAGTTTGATCATGATAAGATCGGTAAAGATGAACCAAGACTTGTAATTCCTTTCTTAGATGAAAAGGGTAAAGTGTTTGGTGTCTCTGCTCGTGGGTTTAATCCTAAAGGAATCAGATATATAACTATAATGTTTGAAGAAAGACCAAAAATCTTTGGCTTAGATAAAGTTAATCTTGATCATCCTTATTATATCGTTGAAGGTGCACTCGATAGTATGTTCCTTGAAAATGCTATTTCAATGAATGGCGCTGAAGGTAACGGTAACTCAGCAAATGAAAATGCTATATACGTATTTGATGCTGAGCCACGTAATAAAGAAATCCATAAACGCATGGAACGTATAATCAAGAATGGTTATAGAATTTGTATATGGCCTGATAATGTTCCAGGTAAAGATATTAATGACATGCATCTGCAAGGTGCTAATGTTGAAAAGCTAATCGAAGACAATACCCATAAAGGGCTACAAGCACAATTGAAATTTCAAGCGTGGAGAAAAACATGATACGAGGAATACTTGCCCACGATAAAGAATGGGGAATAGGTAAAGACGGTGATCTTCCTTGGCCAAAAAATGCCGAAGATCTAAAATGGTTTAAAGACTCTACAAAACATTCATCAGTTATTATGGGTCGTAAGACTTGGGATAGCTTACCATTTAAACTACCAAACAGAACTAACATTGTTATCACTTCAAGCTTTGCTGAAGATATGAAAAGACAACCAGATCAAATCTTTAACGTACAGTTTAAACAACAAATTGTAAATTTAAACTATGAAATGCCAATATGGATTATTGGTGGTGCAACAATTATTGAACAATGCCTTGACATTATAGACGAACTATGGTTAAATGAAGTAGAAGGTAGTTATGATTGTGATACGTTTTTAGACAAGGAAGTAATTACAAATCAGTTTTACGCTGCTGCAACAGAGCATAAATCTTTTGGAACAATCACAAAATGGAAATTAAATGAAAAATTATCATAGACTGCTTATGAACATACTAGAAACTGGGCAAGATGTAGAAGATCGCACAGGTACTGGTACAAAATCAATTTTTGGTGCTCAGATGAGATTCAATCTACAAGATGGATTTCCTGCAGTCACTACAAAAAAATTAGCTTGGAAATCGGTTGTTGCTGAGCTATTATGGTTTCTCGAAGGGAGTACAGACGAACGACGTCTTGCTGAACTTACATATGGTAAAGATAGATCAGCTTTAGTTGACAAGGGTACTATATGGACTGCGAATGCTGATAAACAGGGAGTAGCGCTAGGCTATGATAATACTCCAACTAAAAAGGAGTTAGGACCTGTTTATGGGCATCAGTGGAGATCATTCGGAAAAATTGGTGATTACTTTCCTGGAATTGCTGAGAGTACTGATCAAATCAAATGGTTAGTAAACGAAATTAAAACTAATCCAAATAGCCGTAGATTAATTCTAAGTGCATGGAATCCAAACCAAATAGATAAAATGGCTTTACCGCCTTGCCACACTATGGCACAGTTCAAGGTATATAACGGCGCACTAAGTTGCCAAATGTACCAGAGGTCAGCAGATGCATTCTTAGGGGTACCCTTTAATATCGCCTCATATGCTCTATTAACTCATCTTATAGCCAACGAGTGTGGTCTTATAGTGGGTGATTTCGTACATACGTTTGGTGACGCTCATATCTACAACGATCATATAGATCAAGTCTATCGGCTATTAGAACGAAGCCACTATCCGCTGCCAACTTTAGAGATCAATCCTGACTTTAAGTTATTACTTGAAAAAGGTGAGCAATATAAATTTGATGATATTGTTTCTTTTCAGTTGACAAACTATTTACATCATGATACAATAAAAGCTAAGATGGCAGTATAAATAGTTTACCAGCTCAAAGTATATTATAAAAGGAATAAGAATGATACAAGTTATCCAAGTGACAAAACGTGATGGGTCAAAGGAGCCATTAGACGTAGAAAAATTACACAAGGTAGTTTTTCACGCCTGCGACAACATTACCGGCGTGTCGCCATCAGAAGTTGAAATCAAAAGTCAGATTCAGTTTTTCTCTGGAATTACATCAAAAGAAATTCAAGAGACACTCATTAAAGCAGCAGCTGATCTTATCAGTGAAGAAACTCCAAATTACCAAAATGTTGGTGGCAGGCTGATTAACTATGGTCTTCGTAAAGAAGTCTATAATGGTTATGAACCAATTGCTGTAAAGGCTTTAGTTGAAAAGAATATTGACCGTGGTTTCTACGATCCTGAATTGTTATCATATTACACCGATGAAGAGTGGGATAAAATCGATGGATTTGTTAAACACGAACGTGATGAAAACTTAACCTATGTTGCTATGGAACAACTACGTGGTAAGTATCTTTGTCAAAATAGAGTAACAGGCGAGATATTTGAAACACCTCAAATGTGTTATATTCTTATTGCTGCAACATTGTTTAATGAGTATCCATCAGAAACAAGAATGCAGTATGTAAAGGATTATTACGATGCTATTTCTCTACACGATATTAGTTTGCCAACTCCTGTTATGGCCGGTGTTCGTACGCCGCAACGTCAATTCAGTAGTTGTGTTCTTATTGAAACTGGCGATTCTCTCGACAGCATTAACGCTACTGCATCTGCCGTTGTAAAGTATGTAAGCCAAAAAGCTGGCATCGGTATTGGTGGTGGTTCAATTCGAGCAATTGGTACTCCTATTCGTAAAGGTGATGCATATCACACAGGTGTTATTCCTTTTTATAAGCACTTCCAATCTGCTATTAAATCTTGTTCACAAGGTGGTGTACGCGGTGGTGCTGGTACAATCTATTATCCTATCTGGCACTTCGAAGCAGAAGATCTTCTTGTATTAAAAAATAATAAAGGTACCGAAGATAACCGTGTACGTCATATGGATTATGGTGTACAGTTTAATAAGTTGATGTACGAACGTTTGATTACTGGTGGCAATATCACATTGTTTTCTCCAAGTGATGTTCCTGGTTTATATGAATCATTCTATGCAGACCAAGCAAAATTCCGTGAGTTGTATGAAACAGCAGAACGTAATACACGTCTTCGTAAAAAGACTATTCCTGCATCTCAATTATTCTCTGCATTTATGGAAGAGCGTAAAAACACAGGTCGTATCTATTTGCAAAATGTTGATAATGCAAACGATCATGGATCATTCTTACCAGAATTAGCTCCTATCCGTCAATCAAATCTTTGTGCTGAGATTGATTTGCCAACTAAACCTCTCAATGATATTAATGATCCTGAAGGTGAGATTAGTCTTTGTACTTTAAGCGCAATCAACTGGGGTAATGTTCGCTGCACTTCAGACTTTAAGAAAGCTTGTGATCTTGCAGTTCGTGGTTTAGATGCGTTGCTAAGTTACCAAAACTATCCTATTGTTGCTGCACAACTATCCACAGAGAAGCGCAGACCTATTGGAGTAGGCATTATTAACTTTGCTTATTGGATGGCAAAGCATGATTTATCTTATCAGGATATCACTCCAGAGGGCCTAGAGTTAATCGATGAGTACGCCGAAGCTTGGGCTTATTATCTTACTAAAGCTTCTGCTGATCTAGCAGTTGAAATGGGTACCATCTCAGGAATTAATGAAACTAAATACGGTCAAGGCATTACACCTAACCAGACATATAAGAAAGATCTTGATGAATTAGTTAAGCATAAAGAACGTCAAGACTGGAAAGGTTTACGAAAGCAACTTAAAGCAACAGGTATTCGTAACTCTACACTAATGGCTCTTATGCCATCTGAAACATCAGCTCAAATTGCAAACGCTACAAACGGTATTGAACCACCTCGTTCACTTATTTCTGTTAAGCAATCTAAGCACGGTGTTCTTAAGCAAGTAGTTCCTGAGTACAGACGTTTAAAGAATAAATATGATTTACTGTGGGATCAAAAGTCTCCTGAAGGTTACTTAAAGATTATGGCCGTATTGCAAAAGTATATCGATCAAGGTATCTCTGTTAATACAAGCTACAATCCAGTATTCTTCGAAGATGAAAAGATTCCTATGAGTGTTTTGCTACAACACTTGCTTATGTTCTATAAGTATGGTGGCAAGCAACTTTATTACTTCAATACTTTTGACGGTCAAGGCGAACTTGATACAGATAAAATGACTGAAGCGCCTTTAGCACAAGGCGAAGTAGATGATGACGATTGTGAGTCTTGTAAAATTTAATTAGTTAACAAAATAAGTATTGACATTACTCTAATATATGTTAATATATAACAATAAGTAATATGTGCAAAGGAAATATAAATGAGCGTTTTTGACTCAAACAACCGCGTCGACCATACTTCAGTTTCGTCTTTTCTAGACCCAACAGGTGGGCCAACAATTCAACGGTACGATACACTAAAATATAAGCAATTCGATCAGTTGACAGATAAGCAGTTGGGGTTCTTTTGGCGCCCTGAAGAAGTAGATATCTATCAAGATGCAAAAGACTTTAAGTCATTAACTGAACATGAACAACATATCTTTACTTCTAATTTGAAACGACAGATTTTGTTAGACAGTGTTCAAGGTCGTGCACCTGCAGAAGCGTTTGGTTCTATTGTTTCTTTGCCTGAGCTTGAGAACTGGATTATTACTTGGACATTTTCAGAAACAATTCATAGTCGTTCTTACACTCATATTATTCGCAACATCTATTCAAATCCGTCTAAGATCTTTGATGAAATGCTTAACGTTAAAGAGATTGTAGATTGTGCAGATTCTATCTCAGGTTATTACGATGATTTAATTGAGATGGCAGGTTATTATAATCTTTTGGGTGTTGGTACACATACTGTTAATGGTAAGAAAGTTGTAGTAGATCTATATCAATTAAAGAAAATGTTATATCTCACACTGATGAGCGTTAACATTCTTGAAGGTGTTCGCTTCTATGTTTCGTTTGCATGCTCTTGGGCATTCGCTGAATTGAAGAAGATGGAAGGTAATGCTAAAATTATTAAGCTTATTGCTCGTGATGAAAACCTTCACCTTGCCTCTACTCAAATGATGCTAAAATTGCTTAAGCAAGAAGATAAAGACTTTGAGAAAATTGCACAAGAAACAGAAGCTGAATGTATTCAAATGTTTGTAGATGCAGTAGATCAAGAAAAAGAATGGGCTAACTATCTGTTTAAAGATGGCTCAATGATTGGTCTTAATGCTGAATTGCTACATCAGTATATTGAGTTTATTGCTACTCGTCGTATGACTAATGTAAAACTTCAATCACCATATAGCATTAAGAACAACCCGTTACCTTGGACACAAAAGTGGATCTCTGGAGCTGATGTGCAAGTTGCACCACAAGAAACAGAAATTACATCTTATGTACAAGGTGGAACAAAACAGGATGTTGATAAAAATACATTCACTGGATTCAGTCTGTGATGTACGATGAATACTTTGATCAAAAAATAGAAGAATTTAAAGATGATGGTAGATACAGAGTATTCAATGATATTCTTAGAGAGCGGGGAGACTTTCCTCGCTCAATTTGGTATGGAAAGTACGCACCAAAAAATATAGTTAACTGGTGTTCAAATGATTATCTTGGTATGGGACAAAACACACACGTAGTAAGTGCTATGCATAGTGCTTTAGACCAAACAGGATCTGGTTCTGGTGGTACTCGCAACATCGGTGGTAATACTCATTATCATGTCACATTAGAAAAAGAATTGGCTAACTTACATCAAAAACAATCTGCCTTATTATTCACGAGTGCATATGTTGCTAATGAATGGTCTCTTATAGGATTAAGTAAAATTGTTCCTAATATTTGTTTTGTTTCTGATAGTAAAAATCATGCCTCATTAATTGTTGGTATGTCACATAGTCGTGCTGCTAAAAAGGTCTTTGAACATAATAACCTAGATGATCTAGAAGTACAACTCAAGGCAGCAATAAAAGAAAAACATATTCCTTGTATTGTATTTGAATCTGTTTATTCTATGGATGGCGATATCAGTCCAATGGAAGCTATATGTGATCTTGCAGATAAATATAACGCATTGACATATATTGACGAAGTTCATGCTGTTGGTCTATACGGAGAAACAGGTGGTGGCTACTGCCAAAAGCTAGGCTTATCACATAGGGTAGATATTTTAAATGGCACACTCGGAAAAGCATTCGGGGTACAAGGCGGGTATGTTGTTGGGAATACTAATATTATTGATGCTATTAGGTGTGTTGCTAGTGGGTTTATATTCACTACATCAACCAGTCCAGTCATTTGTGCTGGAGCCTTGGCATCCATCAGATATCTCCGTGACAATCCTGCCCTAAGAGAAGAGCACCAGAAAAAAGCAAAACAATTAAAAGAAATGTTAATAGACGCAGATATACCAATACATGAAAACTCGTGTACTCATATCGTGCCTGTAATGGTTAACGACGCATTTAAATGCAAGGAAGCCAGTGATCGCCTTCTAAATGAGTTTGGGATTTATATACAACCTATAAATAGCCCGACAGTCCCGCAAGGTACTGAAAGATTGCGAATCGCACCAACGCCGTATCATGATGAAGTTATGATGATACAATTAATTGAAGCGTTGAAGAAAATATTATAATGTTAAAAGGAAATACATATGAGTAAAATTAAAAAAGCATTTTGGTTTACATTAGGAATTATCCTAATTGGAGTGGCCTACTTGGGAGTTATTCTTCCGGGCCTACCTTGGAGTACACCAATTCTTGGCGCAACATTCTGCTTTGCTAAGTCGAGCCCAAGATTCCACGCATGGATTATGAACCACCCGCGTTTCGGTCCATTCGTTACTAACTGGGGTACATATCGTGTATATCCCACAAAAGCAAAATATCTGATGGTATTCGTTATGAGTACATCATTAGTGGTATTTTTCTTAACAGTTGCAAACATTAAAGCTACAATCTATATGGCAATAATGTTTGGCTTGATTATAATTTGGGCAACACGATATCCTGGCTCAAAAGAAGAAGCGCAAAGACGAATAGACGCTGGCAAGAAAATTGGCTGGCTAAAATAAATCTATAAAGATCTGGGAAGATCTAATAACGTGACTCTGGGAAATAAGGGTCCACAATGAAAGGTTCAAAAATGAAACTATTAACTAGCACAATGATGTGCTTATCGCTATTTGCGACAAACGTTTATGCAGACGGACATGAACAAAAGGAAGAAAAAAAATCCGGTCTATATTATGATGGTAATGTTGAAATGTACATCGATGGCGAATGGCCAGAAGGTGACATGAGTTCAAGAGCGGAGATTTTCGCAGGGTTTCAAACAGAACTTAATGATGGTCCATTTAACTGGGCAGGTGCAGGCGCACGGTATGATACTAACTATTCGTTAGATCGTACATTAGATAACACAATTCAAGAAAAACAACTTGGTTTGGGTATCGGTAATACAAGAGTATATATTGGTGAGACTGATGCACAACGTTTAGGCTTTGCAAAAACGTCTAAAATTGGAGCACCAGTAATTGTAATTGAACCAAATTCACGTATTGACCATAAAGAAAAAGTAGTAATTACTTTTGGCGATTGGGTAAATAACGATGAGTTTAAATTCAATCAATATAAACTCGATAGAAAAAAGCTACCAATTGGTGGTATTGTAGGTTATGAACCAGAAACAAAATCAATGTACTATGGTGCAACAGCACGTTTAGCGATCTTTGATGTATCATACTTGCAAATTAGTACAGATGGTAAAGAGACACAACGTGGTTATAGTGTTGGCACATCATTATATCCAATCGGATTACCAGTAGGTTTAGGTTACGAGCAGTTTGATGATGGTGGTAACGTACGTAAAGATTACGGTGTTATGTATTATGGAGTCAAAAATCTAATCCTTTCAGCACACAGAGTTGAAGACGATGATATCGGCTTTACATTTAACTACTTTGGTGCAGTTTATAATCAAGGTCCAATGGAGTATGGTGCATACTTCCACCACGACAAGAAAATGGTAGGCCGTTATGGTAACGCCGAATATGATAATAGCCTTAAAGCTACAATCAAATATAATTTCTGATTATAAATAAACTTAATACGGCGATCACCTCTGTTTAACAAGTGATCGTCTTTTTACAATGTTATTGATGACGGAGATATTATGAGCAAAAGAATCCTTATTACAGGTGGCGGTGGTTTTATCGCACACCATCTGATTAATCAAGTACTAAAACAAACAGATTGGGATATTGTTACTGTAGATCGTTTAGACTATAGTGGTAATCTTAATCGTTTACACGATCTTTTACAAGAACGTACCCCAGAAGAACGCAAACGTCTTCGAACAATCTTCCATGATTTAAAAGCAGAATTTAACCCAATGCTCGTTGCAGACATTGGGCCGTGTGATATTATTGCTCACTTAGCAGCAGGCTCTCACGTAGATCGGTCTATTGACTTCCCTATGGAATTTGTTATGGACAACGTTGTTGGTACATGCAACATTTTAGAGTTTGCACGTAAACAAGAAAACCTCGAGCGTTTCCTATATTTCTCAACAGATGAAGTATTCGGTCCTGCTCCTGACGATATTAAGTATGACGAATATGATCGTTATAATTCTACCAATCCTTATTCTGCTTCTAAGGCAGGAGCTGAAGAGCTTTGTGTAGCATACCAAAACACATATGATATGCCGATCTATATTACGCATACAATGAATGTGTTTGGTGAACGTCAACATCCTGAGAAATTCATTCCTATGACTATTCGTAATGTACGAGATGGTGGTCTAGTAACAATTCACTCTGATGCAACAAAAACAGTTGCTGGTTCACGACATTATATTCATGCTGAAGATGTGGCAGACGCTACACTATTCTTGCTTAAGCACGAAGGTACACTAAACATTACAAATAACAATGGTGTTAAGTGTCCTAAGTTTAATATCTGTGGTGCTACTGAATTAGATAACTTGCAACTAGCACAAATGATTGCTGAAGCGCAAGGTAAAGAATTAAATTATCAATTTATGGATTTCCATAGCTCTCGGCCAGGACACGATCTTCGATATGCCCTAAGTGGTGATAGAATGAAAGCAATGGGATGGGAACCTAAGCCAGTACATGAACGTATTGCTGAGGTAGTTAAATGGACACTAGAAAATAGACGGTGGTTAGACATATGAATATTAAAGAATGGGACGTATTGATTGATAAAGAATACGAGAACACCAAAAATACAAAGTCTGATATTGACGAGCATGTCTTTGATCTATTAACTTTGGCTCAAGACTGTACACACGTTACAGAGTTTGGTAGCCGCTTCGGAGCAAGTACTAGAGCTTTCTTAAAAGCTCCTGTAAGCCTTAGAGCATATGACTTAGATCTTCATACACCACTTATGGATCTATTTAAAATTGCTCGTAAGGTTGGTAAAGATGTAGAATATACAAAAGCAAACACTCTTGAACTTCTTATTGAACCAACTGATATGATCTTTATTGATACTTGGCACTCGCAACAACAATTACGGGCTGAACTAAAGCTTCATGCTAATGCTGCTCGTAAGTACTTAGCATTTCATGATACACATACATATGGTGTAAGAGATGAACAACAAGATTGGGCTGCGAATCCTGATCGTAAAGCAATGGCTAATCAAGGGTTGTTACCTGCTATTATTGAATTTGTAATTAATAACCCGCAATGGCAATTTAGAAAGCACAAGCAAAATAATAATGGCTTGACTATATTGGAGAGAAGGAAGTAGAATGAAAATTGTAGATTGTTTTCCTTGGTTTGCTCCCTACGGAGAAGAACTACTTTATTTACGTGTTAATCTTTTAAAAGAACATGTAGATAAATTTATCATTGTTGAGTCAAACAAAACTCATAGCGGCCAGCCTGTGGAACGTAAATTTCCAGAGGTTGCTCGCAAGCTTGGTCTACCTATTGAAAAAATCATCTATGTAGAGCATGATATTCCTGAGACTGAAGATCTTGAAATACTAGAGATTGATAGACGTAATGCTAGTAACAACGCTAGTAACAAAGAATCTTTACTAGCACGTGTACGAGAACGTTTGCAAAAAGATGCTGTAATGTCTGCCATACGTGATTTTGATAAACGAGATGTGTTTATCTATGGTGACGCTGATGAAGTTATTGATCCTAAGCACATTAATTGGCTTGCTAAACAATGTCATAACCATCCGAATATTATTATTAAAGTACCATTGGTATATTTACAAGGTCGTGCTGATCTACGTATTCATCATAGAAATGATGTTCCAGTTATATGGAAACGTGCTATGTTCTTTGCGACAAAGGAACAGTTATTACACTGTAAGCTTAGCAATATTCGATGTGGTAATATTTCTCTTGATGTTAGATTTCCTACACACGAAGGTATTCAACAAGAAGATATGGGTTGGCACTTTGCTTGGATGGGAACTAATGCACAAAGACAAACAAAAGCAGATTCTTTTGCCCACGCATTCGATAGCTTTAAATGGCACAGTGAAGGTGGATATTCAGATTATAAGCAATTCGTAGATACTACTGAACCTGTCGAAGGTAACATTGCTCCAGATAGTAACACAGATCATATTCTTAAAAGATATCCGCATAGCTCATTACCAGAAATTATCTTTGATACACCGTTCATTAAAGAATTCTTACTTCCTGAAGTAAATATTAAATCAGCATATGCATTTAATGATTGTAATTGTTATTGGTGTCAAAAGTTAGAATGGCCTCTAATGTATGATCTTGAAAACACTGGTGATAAGCTTTGGTTTGAAGTACCGAGAAGTTGTTCTGTAACTATCAAAGAAAGTTTTCCTAAGCGTATTCAAGTAATGCGTGAAACAAGATTGTATAACACGTTGGTTAAAGAAAAGAAGAAGCCTATTATGATCTTTACTGATCCGATAGATCGTTTCATCTCATTAATAAATGTTTACTTAACACCTAAGCAGCGATATTATGATTATGGTAAAGACATCTTCAGTTCTTTTGATAAGGATCTTAACTTGCTTTCAAAAGAAGAAAAGATTGATTTGTTCTTCCGTAATTTAAATAAGATTACTGGTGGGCAACAAGTACATCATTTCCACCCACAGTGTAGATTTGTTGATACTGAAAGCTTTGAAGATATCGAAGTAGTAAAACGTGAAGATGTTAATAAGTACTTTGATATTGATGTTACACATAACGTTACTGATAAACAGATTACTGCTGAGGACTTCTCAGAAGAACAAATCGAATTTATTAAGCGTGCATATGCTAGTGATTACGCATTCTTTGAAAAATATGGAAAGAAAAATGCCAAAGCAAAAAATAAACGAAAGAACAGTTGAAGCTCTACACGCAGAGATAGACTATAATAAAACGGAAAAAGCACTTGTTCTCAGAGAGAATGATTCTCTGAGGACAGAAAACGTGATGCTTAAAGAGTTACTCACAGACATAACTTCTAATGAAGATATATGGACTGATGATGTACCCACAAAAACCTTATTGTGGCGCTTAAAAAACATTCTAAATAACTTAAATTAACTGTTGACATTTGATTTCCGCTGTTGTATAATAATATTATAAACAACATAGACAGGAATATGTATGATTGACTTAAGCTTTAAAAGTGTTACAAGCTTTGTAATTACTGGTGCTATCGCTTTAGGTGGGGTTATTACACCTTTGTATGCTAAATCGGTATTCGATGAGCAGCAAATCCAAAATGCTATTGAAGCTGCTACTATAGCAGATACTAGATGTTTGGCTTTAAATATCTATTACGAAGCACGTGGCAGTAATCTTGCAGATAAAGCAGGAGTTGCTGATGTAGTCATAAATAGATCATTGGACCGTCGCTACCCAGAAACAATATGTGGTGTAGTAGAAGACGGATATGTTGCAGGTCGTCGTGATTGCCAATTTTCTTGGTTTTGCGATGGCAAGTCTGATGATCCAAAAGATCTAGACCGTTGGATGGAAGCTCAATCGATTGCTTTCACTATGATTAATTTCGGCGAATATCGCGGGATTACAGAAGGCGCAACACACTATCACGCTACATACGTAAATCCATTCTGGGCTGATAGCCTGCAAATGGTTGGCACTATTGGAGCACACATTTACTACCGCTGGGAATAAGAAAAATGTCTACCTTTGTTATAAGTGATACTCACTTTAATCACGCAAATATTTTAGAATTTAAAGACTACTTGGGAAAACCTTGCCGTCAGTTTGATTCACCAGATCAAATGAACGAAGCAATGATGGATAACTGGGTTAGTACTGTTGGTCCAAAAGATACTGTTATCCACTGTGGTGACGTTCTTTTTGGCCACGATAAAGTAGACTGGATGGCTGCAAACTTTGCTAAGTTGCCGGGTAAAAAAAGACTTGTTCTTGGTAACCACGACAACGTAAAGCATCTTGTACCGTTCTTTAAAGATGTTCAACTGTGGATTGATATTCCTGGATTTATCTTTACTCACACACCGTTGCACCCTTCTACCTTAGGAGAAAAGCACAGGTTTAAAGAGCAGAAGATAAACGTTCACGGTCACATACACACTAATCCGTCTCCACCTGGACCGTATTTTTGTGCGTGTGTTGAGCAAATAAACTACACTCCTCTTAACATAGAGGAGATACCTACACTTCAATGAGAATGTTAATTGCAAGAACTTTTTTAATCTTGTGGCTAGCATTCTCAGTTAAACAAGACGACGATCTATACGGTACATTAATGAGTATTAGAAGAATGGCTGAATGTAGAAGACTTACAACAATTAAAAGGAATAATAAACTTGAAAAATGCTAAACAAGTAGATCTAATGGACCTAATAAAGCCACCTGTTGGACAAAACAGCCGAATCATATCTAAGCAATGCGTAGCCATTCACGAATTCTATCTAAGCGGTGACATTGAGTCATCAGAAGATTATATTGATTGGTTCGATACAATTCGTAGTGCCCAAGAAAATGATATTTTAAAGTTTTATATCAACTCATCTGGTGGAGATTTATTCACTGCTATTCAATTTATGCGAGTACTTTCAGAAACTAAAGCATCTGTTGTTGTTTCAGTTGAAGGTGCATGTATGAGTGCAGCAACATTAATATTCCTACACGGTCATCAATTCGAAGTATCACCACACTCTATGTTTATGTTCCACAATTATTCAAGTGGAGTAATGGGCAAAGGTGGCGAAATGTATGATCGTCTTTCTCACGAAAAGAATTGGTCTGAAAAACTATTGCGAGATGTTTATTCAGATTTCTTGACTGAAAAAGAAATTACTTCTATTCTAGATAACAAAGACATCTGGATGGATGGCGATGAAGTTATCAAACGTCTAAAGAAGAAAGTTAAAGTAATGGATAAAATCTACAAAGAACAACAAAAAGAAGTTGACAATAAAGAGTAATTGTGTTATAATTAATCCATATTAATAAAACTGAGAGTGTACTTTGCTATGAATATCAAGCATCCATCATTGTTTAATACAGATTCCGTCGCAGACTTTTATTCTAAAAAAGATGGAGTACCCGTAACTTATGTCTGCACTACTGATTTAAGGAACAGCGATGTTCCCTTTGATGTCTTTTACAGATCTACTCCACACCCAGAGTTTGGTAATAATTACTTTGGTTTAACTCAGCGTGATAAAAAGATGCTTATTACAAACGCAGATCTAGTAGAAGATTTTGAGTTCGGTATGATAAAAGATGAAGATGGTAGCTTTGTTTATTCTTCTTCCCACCACGACTGTATTTTTGTTAATGATAAAATGATTGATGGTGGAAGAGAGTATATCAGATCTACAGGACTAGACGGAATTTACAAAATTAAAGCAGGAGAATTTTACGAATGCAAAAGTTAGATGAACGTTACGTAGTAGTAACAACAGTAAGTCAATTTAGACAAAGATACACGATACCCGTGTCGGAGCTTCAAAAGCTTAATCCACATGTGGATATTAGTAACGATGTAGTTAAACAAGTTGAATGGGCGCAAGACTCAGTAACAACTGAAGACGTTAATGAGTTTTCTCAGAAATGGTTAGGCGAAACTATTGTAGATACGTTTATTCTTGATGAAGAACGCGTGCTTAATTTGTTTGATAGAGACAACGACTATCTAAAAGAATGGAGTAAGAAGCAAAAGTTAGAATTCTTTAATAACTGGCAGGACAAGACTAGTGACTAATTACAATCCTGATAAATGGTGCTTAATAAAAATAACTGGTACTGATCCTCATTACAGAGTGTTTGGCTCTTGGTCAGGCGGCTACTTAGATGGTGATTCGTGGCGTATGAATAGTGGTATCACTAGCGTCACTGAAGACGATGATAAATACTATTTTAAGGGTTACTCTGGTTCAGTTTATGAATGTTATAAAGATATGTACGGTTCGACTGCGCATGGATATGGCGTAATTAAAAGTTATTCTGATAAGACATATTCAGATCATTTTAATCTAATTGATGAACCTGAAAACATTATGGAAATGGATTGGATCATATGAGTATTCAAATTTTTGGTTATGGGTTTGTTGGCAAAGCGCATGCATTAGCGTTTAGCCCAAACTATTCTATCTATGATCCAGCACTAGGTTATACAGAAATTGATGATGACGCTGATGCTGTAATCATTGCAGTATCCACACCTATCGAGCCTGTTCATAATGGCTGTGATATGGTCAACGTAATAGACGCAATATCAAAAGCACCATATGTACCAATTCTTATTAAGAGCACTATTAGTCTCGAAGGTTGGAGACAAATCAAAGTCCAATTCCCTGATAAAGATATTACTTTTTCGCCTGAATTTTTGAGAGCAGAATATGCTATGGAAGATTTTAAGACACAAGAAGTGTGTTATGTTGGAGGTGATAATACTTTCTTTTGGAGTGACGTATTAACTACTCGCCTTGGAGTTAGAGTAGAGGTAGGTGAACCTGAAGCTTTGATTATTGCTAAATATATGCGTAATAGCTTTTTAGCCACTAAAGTTGCTTTCTTTAATCAAGTCTATGATTTATGCAAGAATCCAAACGTAGATGTTGATTACTCAGAGGTTTGCCACTTTATAACCGATGATTCTCGTATCGGCAACAGCCACACTTTTGTTACTGATGATCGCGGTTTTGGCGGACATTGTTTTCCAAAAGATGTAATGGCTATTATGGAAACAGCTTACGTATATGGGGACTACCTCTCTATTATAACTGAAGCTAAAAATTATAATGATAGGATAAGAAAATGATTGTAGGAATTACTTTTAGCACCTTTGATTTGTTACATGCAGGACATGTGTCGATGCTTAGAGAAGCTAAAGCCCAGTGTGATTATTTGATCTGTGGATTACAAATGGATCCAAGCCAAGATCGAAAAGAAAAGAACGCTCCTGTACAAAGTATAGTTGAGCGTTATACTCAATTAAATGGTGTTCGATATGTGGATGAAATTATTCCATATAATGATGAAAAAGATGTCGAAGACCTATTGACAATGATGGATATTAATGTTAGAATATTAGGAGAAGAATACAGAGATAAAGAGTTTACTGGTAAAGATATTTGTCGTAAGCGTGATATCGATTTGTATTTTAATAAAAGAGATCATCGGTTTAGTTCTAGTGATCTCAGAGCAAGGGTTTGTCAAGGAGAAAAGAAATGACTGAAGGACCATTCAAATCTGCTTTTGACGCAGATAGTAAAGACGTAGTACGTCGAGAGATTACAACATACCGTGTGCGTGATGGCAGCATGGTAATGGAAACTGCAACACGTGATTATTATAAGTCTGGTGATTATCACGATACGGTTTCAACAACTCCGTTGGTGCCACGATGAGTAAACAATTAGAATTAGAACTTGGAGATGATTTGAATATTATAAGAAATGATATTTACGATACATCAAAAGCTATTAAAGAAGATACTTTAATGCTGGCTTTTCTTCGTAATAAAGCATATGATGAAGGCGAGTTTGTTTCGCGAATAGCAGATAGGTTTGAAAAACTTACAAGCGCTGCTCATAATCGCAAGCATTGGACAGGACACGAATAGATGGGATTCTATACCTTATTCTTAGTTACTGTTTTAGCATCGACTAATCCTGCTGGTAAAGCTGCTATCCATCACTCTAAAATAAATGCTTTTGAAACAAGATTACAGTGTGAAATGACTAAGATTATATTAGAACAAAAATACAAAATACCAGACGGATTAACATTTACATGTATTAGAACGGACGAAGCATGAAATACATTTTTGACGTTGACGGCACACTAACACCGAGCCGTGGCATTGTTGATACAGAATTTAAAGCTTGGTTTGATTCTTTTTGTTTAACTAACGATGTGTATTTAGTTACAGGTAGTGATAAAGCAAAAACTGTTGAACAAATCGGCGAAGGAACATACAATCTTTGCAAAAGAGTTTATCAGTGTTCTGGATCTGACGTATATGAAGGTGATAAGCAAGTGCATTGCTCTGATTGGGAAGCACCAGCTTCCTTAAAAACAATTCTTGATGGTTGGTTAATCGGTAGTAAATTTCCTCTTAGAACAGGAAACCATCTTGAAGAAAGACCTGGAATGGTTAACTTCTCTATAGTAGGTAGAAATGCTACTGCACAAGAACGTAGCGAATATGTTAAATGGGATAAGGCACAACGGGAACGTGAAACAATAGCATATGTAGTTAATCATTATTATGATGATATTACTGCTACAGTTGGTGGTGAAACAGGAATTGATATTCATCCTACTGGTGCAGATAAGAGTCAGATACTTAAAGATTTCGATTCAAAGGATAATATACAATTCTTTGGAGATGCTATCTTTGAAAGTGGTAATGATTGGTCTATAGCACAAGCTGTTAATAAACGTAATTATAATGACAAGTCGCATCGTGTTAAAGACTGGCGTGACACTTGGACTAAACTAAGGAAATTTGTATGATTAAAGATAATATACCGGAAATAACATTTCTTGCAAGAGTAGGTGATATTGAACCGGAAAGTGGTGGATGTTCTGTTGGTGGCAATTGGCTTCCAATTAAAACAACTGAAATGTTCGAGAACAAACGTGTGCTAATATTCTCTTTACCTGGAGCGTTTACTCCAACCTGTTCTGTTGAACAGCTTCCAGCGTTTGAAGAAAACTATGACGCAATTAAAGATATGGGTATTGATGAAATCTATGTATCATCAGTAAACGATGGCTTTGTAATGAATGCTTGGGCAGATAAGCTTGGCATTAAAAACGTTAAAGTAATCCCAGATGGTAATGGCTTATTCGCCGATGCTCTTGGAATGCTTATAGATTTAAGTGTTATTGGATTTGGTAAAAGATCAAAAAGATTTGCTGCTGTAATTAATAATAATGAAATTGAAAAAATGTTTGTAGAACCAGATGGTACTCGTGAAAACCAAGATCCGTATGGAGTATCAAGTCCTGGATCAGTTATGACTTATCTAGCGTCTAAGGCTATTTAAATGAAAATCAAGATCGGCTCTTATCCAACAAGGCTAGTATCTAACGTGCACAGCCGTCATATGAATAATAAATATGGTTTTGCATGGCCTGAAACACAAGACTATGAAGACTACTATTTAGAAGCAATTGAAGATATGTTGCAAACATTTTACAATTTCTTTAATTGGATTTGGTTTGATAGACGTGCACAGCAGATTAAAGTGCGTATTGATAAGAGCGACACGTGGAGCATGGATCACACCCTTTCTCATATTGTCCTGCCTATGCTTCAACAACTTCAAGAAACTAAACACGGTGCTCCTTTTGTAGATGATAAAGATGTACCAATGATACTACGTAGTAAAAGTGCTCCTCCAAAAGAAAATGAGTGGGATACAGATGATAATCACTTTAAGCGTTGGGATTGGGTCCTAGATGAAATGATCTGGGCATTTGAACAAAAGTGCCGAGATAATTGGGAAGATGATTATTACGGAGACTATATCGAGAATCAAAAGAATGGGCCAATGGCTGGTAGTTTTGAATGGATTGACCATGAAGGCAGAGCTGCGCACCAAGAACGAATGACAAATGGCTTCAGTCTGTTTGGGAAATATTACGAGGGACTTTGGGATTAGAATTTATGAAAAAGGTATGGCGAATCTGGGCTAAGAGTCTAGGTGAGAAAGTAGGAGAAACTGATAAGCAAGCTGATGCGGTAGCTATTATCAGAACATTTTGGTGGATTGTTCATATCGCGACCTGCTTTATGATTATTATCCACAACGCAACAAAGTTAGGATGGATGTAATTGTTTACAATTGAAATGGATTGGGATGAAACCGCAATAACTATTTTAGATCGTACTGGTGAACAAGAAGATTTAGAAGTTATTATGTATGACGATGTATGTTACATCAGACAATGGGATGAGGATATTCAACGCCATCATCTAATAGTAGTATCACCTGAAATGATGTTAGCACTTCACAGGGCATTCAATTTGCCTCAGGGTGCATACCTTTTAAAAACTGGAGAAAGAAAATGATTACAATTTACGGTAAAGCCAATTGTGGGTTTTGCACAAAAGCTAAAGACTTCGCTGAACAAAGAATGCTAAAATACGAATATAAAGATGTTGGTATCAGTCAAGATACTCTAAATGAATTAATCGATAGATCTTCTCAACCACCTAGAAGTGTACCACAGATATTCATTAACAACGATCACATCGGAGGTTATAGTGAACTTCTAAAGTATGTTGAAGATACAGGTTATAACCAAACAGGTTTAACTTTGTGAAAAAAAGGGTTGACATTGAGTCAGCCCTTTGTTATAATAGAACTTATATAATGATGAAAGTGAGATTTACTTATGTCTATGCATATGATCCGTGGCGTACAAGTACACGGCAAATCAAAAAATAAAAAGAAAGCCTTAACTGAAGCTCAGCTGCAGAAAATGCAAGTTGAGTGGCGTCAGTACAATAAGCGAATGCGAAAGCAACATAATCATTCTTTACAATTCAGTGAATTTAACGATTATGTATCATATCTTCGTGGTGAATATAAACCCAAAACTAAAAAGGAATTTGTACCATATGTCCAGAGTAAACCGCATGTCCGCAACACAACGCAGTATCCAAGCAGCACGGTCAAGACGTCGGACACAGTTCCAGGTGCTGGACGTCTCAAAGAAAACCCAAAATATACAGGAGATCTCATTGTTGGAATCGCAACCATGCACAAATCAAACGCCGTCCCAGTTATGCGAGGAACAAACGAAGCAACCGACATAGCAAGAATGGCTAAATAGTTTCATCTAATTACAAATTAACAGTTGACACTATCATGTTTATAGTGTATAATGGTTATATAAAGTAAAACAAGGAAGAGACTAATGCATACAAAAAACACATATCGGTTTAAAACTGAGGCACAAGCAATCAGTTTTGCAGATGCCGAAAAGGTATCATATGATCCTTCGTGCGATGTATATGTAACAGGTCCTTTCTTTGTAGATGAAGCGGTAGTTCTTAAAGATTTACCAATTGATAAATTTGATACCTACTGGGAAGTAGGAGTTGAGGTATATAAATGAATAATGTTATTGCGGGAACAGCACCACTGTATAAGCGAGACTCCAAGGGTGGGGTCAGAATGTGGCGTGGTGAAGTAAGTGAAGATAATGGTAGTTACTATTGGCGTGCTATTACTGGCCTTGAAGAAGGTAAGCAAGTCGAGTCTGGCTGGAAAATTGTAGAGCAAAAGAATGTTGGTAAAGCCAATGAAACATCTCTACAAGGTCAAGCAGAATCAGAGATGCTAGCAGACTTTAAAAAGAAGCTTGAGCGTGGTTATTTCAGATTAAAGTCTGATATCGATACATTCGATAAGATCAAACCAATGTTGGCTGCTAAGTACGAAGATGCTAAGTTTGATTGGGAAAACACTCAATATTTCTCTCAACCAAAACTAGATGGCATTCGATGTATTGCTCGTGCTAATGGTTTGTGGTCTCGTGCAGGTAAAGAAATAATTGGTGTGCCACACATCATGGATAATCTCAGGCCTTTCTTTGCAGAAAATCCAGATGCTATTCTTGATGGCGAGTTGTATAACCACGATCTTAAGCATGACTTCAATAAGATTACATCGCTAGTTCGTAAAACAAAGCCAACTCCTTGGGATATTAAAGATGCAGCAAGACTAGTAAATTATCACGTATACGATATTATTAGCTCTAATGCAACGTTCGCTGATCGTAGTATGCTTCTACAAAATTTACGCTATACTTCAATTAGGATCGTATCAACTCGTGCTGTAGATAATCAACAAGAGTTAGATGATTTATATGGTGAATATACAGAAGATGGTTATGAAGGACAAATGGTTCGTACAAATTCTGTATATCAACAGAACAAACGATCAAAGTCGTTATTGAAGCGAAAAGAATTCATCACTGAAGAATTCAATGTGATCGCTGTAGAAGAAGGTAAAGGTAACTGGGCTGGACATATTAAACGTTTTGTATTACAAATAAACGGGCAAGAGTTTGGTGCAGGAGTAAGAGGTAATCAAGCGTTACTTGAAAGTATGTTTAAGTCTGGAGAAAAACCAGATTGGGCTACATTGCGCTACTTTCAATTAACTCCTGACGGTATACCAAGGTTCCCAGTCGTAATCGATTGGGGTGTAGGACAACGAGAGGATTAAAAATGATTGATGGAAGACTTAGAGATATTCTTGCAAGCGAAAAAAGTCGTCAAGAAGGTACGGTAGAACTTATTGCAAGTGAGAACTTCGCATCTCAAGCAGTAATGGATTTATCTGGTAGTATTTTTACTAACAAATACGCTGAAGGTTATCCAAGTAAACGATACTACAATGGTTGCGATAACTGTGATGATGTTGAGCAACTTGCTATAGATACTGCATGTGAATTATTTGGTTCTAAATTTGCTAATGTACAACCACACTCTGGTGCTAATGCTAACCTTGCTGTGTTTAAAGCATTCTTAAATCCTGGCGATAAAATCCTAGGTATGGATCTTGCAAGTGGTGGCCACTTATCACACGGTGCTGATGTGAATCTCAGTGGTGCTTGGTTTAGTTCATATACGTATGGCGTAAACGATGCAGGCTATTTAGATTACGATGCTATTCGTAGAGAAGCAATTGAGCTTCAACCAAAAATGATTGTTGCTGGTGCAAGTGCTTATTCAAGAATAATTGATTGGGCAGAGTTTAGAGATATTGCTGATGAAGTAGGAGCAATCTTGCTTGTAGATATGGCACATTATTCTGGTCTAATTGCAGGCGGAGCATATCCAAACCCAGTTCCTTTTGCTGATGTGGTTACTTCAACTACCCATAAGACACTCAGAGGGCCCCGTGGAGGCATTATATTGTGGAACAAACCTGAATATACACGTAAGATTAATAGTGCTATATTTCCAGGAACACAAGGTGGTCCACTAATGCACATCATTGCTGCTAAAGCTCAATGCTTTATTGAAGCTAATACTCGAGGATTTTACAAGTATGCTGCTGACGTTATTGATAACGCACAAGCAATGTGTAAAGTTTTTAAAGACAGTGGATTTAAAGTTCTTACTGATGGCACTGATAGTCATATCATCTTAATGGATTTAAGTGAAAGCAAATATAGTGGCCGAGAAGCTGCAGACTTACTTGAAGAAGCTGGTATTACTGTAAACAAGAATGGTGTTCCAAATGATCCTCGCCCATTCATGGAAACAAGTGGAATTCGTATCGGCACGGCAGCAGAAACTACTCGTGGTCATGATACAGTTTGGTTTACAGAGCTTGCAGAACGAATCGTAAAGATTCTATCATAGGAGACTTATGCCAACGTATTCATACAAGTGTAAAGAATGTGCGCTTGAATTCGACATAGTACAAAGAATAGTTGATGACGCTCTTAAAGATTGCCCAGACTGTAAAAAACCATCGTTAAAGAAAGTAATTAAACCTGGAGACGGTGGGTTTGCATTAAAAGGAAAAGGCTGGTTTAAGAGCGGTGGCTACTGACCATAAATAACTCTATATAAATTAAAGTATAGGGTTATTATGTGGTTATATAAAGGTGAGGAATTTACCTCTGAGATGATTGAAGACTGGATTGGATTTGTTTATTTGATTACAGACAAAGATAATGGTATGAAATACGTAGGTAAGAAGTTGCTTACTCGTATAGCAAAACTGCCACCTCTCAAAGGTAAGAAAAGAAAAAGACACGTAGTAAAAGAAACCGATTGGAAGAAATACTACGGGTCTTCTGATACTGTAAAGTTAATGATTGAAGAAAAGGGTGTAGATAATTTTCATCGTGAAATATTATATCTGTGTAAAACAAAAGGGCAACTAGGATATCTAGAAGCTAAATATCAATTTGCAAATGATGTACTATTGCGTGATGATTATTATAATGGAATTATACAAGCTAAAATTCATAGAAGCCACGTTAAAAGTTTGATTGGGTTAAATATGGATTGGATTGAATTAACTGAAAATAACAGTTGACATTTGTTTGATTATGTGTTATATTAGATAATATACAATAAAAAATTATCTTTCAATGGAGAATATTATGATAGTAACTCGCAAAAGCGTTCTTACCGGCAAGTCCCGCACAAGAAATATCCCAGTACTGCCTAAAGATCTGGCACTGTATGAGACAGGATCTATTTCAATTAGCGATGCTATGCCGTATCTTAGCTCTCAAGATCGTGATTTTATAATGGTAGGTATTACCGATAAAGAATTGAAAAATGCTTTCTCAGCTGAGTTAGCAGAAATCGTCAACGACCGTTTCGGAGTAAATTCTTGATAGTACTTTTTAATGGCCCACCTGCATGTGGCAAAGATCATGCAGCAGATTTCTTCAAAGCTCAAGGTTATAAGCACTTATCATTCAAGTATCAGTTGTTTAAAGAAACAATTAAATACTTCAATGTTACCAAAGCATGGTTTATGGAACGCTACGAAGATCGTAGTTTAAAAGAAGTTCCTACATACTGGCTTGGAAACATGTCCTGTCGTGAGGCAATGATTTATGTTTCAGAAGAAAAAATAAAACCTCGTATGGGGTTAGATTACTTTGGTAAACTCGTAGCAGAAGAGATTGATCTTAAAAAAGATTATGCAATATCTGATGGCGGTTTTATCGATGAGTTACTTCCTGTCGTAACGAAGGTTGGCAAGGAAAACTTTCGTCTTGTACAACTTACTCGCGAAGGACACGATTTCTCATCAGACTCACGTAGATATTTTGATGGCAACATAACTAAAGAATATATACTAAATAAATCAACAAAAGTTGAAAATAAGTATGTACTTCCTCACAAGTTTGATGTAATATCATATAGAGTCCACAATAACTCAACTCTTTCAGACTTCAATGGAGCCTTAAAAGAGATCTACGAAAACGAAATAAATATTAATGTGAAATAGGAGATATACAATGTTGAATCAAACCGAAATTAAAAGCGCACTTCAAGCAGGTGTCTGTTCTGTAACGTTTACAAAAGTAGATGGTTCAGAGCGTGTAATGAATGCTACACTTAAAGCAGATCTTCTGCCGGCAATTGTAGAAAAAGTGTTGGCCGAAGGTGAAACACCAAAGCCAGCCAAGAAACCTAATCCAAGCGTCCTAGCAGTTTATGATGTAAACGCACCAGGTTGGCGGTCATTTCGCTGGGATTCTATCAAAGACTTTCAGGTGGGATAATAAATGAGTATGATTTATAAAGGTGAAGTTGTAGAGACTGATCTATCTAAAAACTCTAATGGTGGAACCGAGATGATGCGAAAGCGTCTTCTCGACACTGTTCAAAAAGAACTGTTAGAAGGTTATGCAATTCACTTCTCTCGTCCAAGAGAGATACCAGTAGATGTAAAGAACATCATGTATTGTCACGATCTAGCCGAAGATCCAGAAAACGCTATACTAGCAGATGATGGTTGGAAGAAATTCGATCATTTTGTTTTTGTATCACAATGGCAGCGTGACCAATATATTACGTACTTTAAAATTCCGTATTCTAAATGTTCTGTTATTCCTAACGCTGTTGAAAAACGTTATGAAGCTGAAGAAAAGAATACAGAAACAATCCGCTTTATCTATCACACTACTCCACATCGTGGATTAGAATTGTTAGTACCAGCTTTTGATGCACTATCTCAAGAATATCCAAATATTCATCTTGATGTATATTCATCATTTGCTATCTATGGATGGCCTCAAAGAGATGATCCTTACGTAGAATTGTTTACACAGATCCACAATCATCCAAAGATGACTTATCACGGTTCTGTTCCTAACGATCAGGTACTAAAGGCTCTAGATAAAGCACACGTATTCTTATATCCAAACGTATGGAAAGAGACTTCGTGTATTGCTCTGATCGAAGCAATTAAATCTGGATTGGTATGTATCCATCCAAATTACGGTGCTTTGGCAGAGACGGCAGCTAATGCTACAATTATGTATGATTATGACGAAGATCCAACTAATCATGCTAGAATGGCATATGCTATTGCTAAGGGTGTTTTAGAACACCAGAAGAACGATTCTATGTTCTTAAATCGATTTACGAGATCAGATAGATTTGGACTGATCCCTAATGACATTACTACTTTCTCTAATCTGTGGACTAAGCTACTTAGAGAAAAAAGTCAGCCACAATCGAAATAAAGGGTTGACATTTGTTCCTACATAGATTATAATAGTTTATGTAGATTAAATTAAAACGGAAAATATTATGGCAATACTAGTAGACTACAATCAGGTTATACTTGCTTCGCTATTCGCGAGCATAGGTAATCACACAGATGTGGCGGCAGATGAGAATATCATTCGCCACATGTTTTTAAACTCAGTACGATCAACTCGTAAAAAGTTCTCACAAGAATACGGCGAGATCGTAATTTGCTGCGACGGTAAAAATACGTGGCGCAAAGAAGCATATCCTTATTACAAAGCAAATCGTAAAGCTGGTAGGGATAAGTCTGGTATGGACTGGAACGCTTTGTTCCAAATTATGAATAACGTTCGTACTGAGATGAAAGAATTCTTTCCTTATAAAGTAATTCACATCGAGCATTGTGAGGCTGATGATATTATCGGTGCTGTTATCAATGATAATGGATCTGAATTAAACATTGGTTCTGAAAAGTTCCTTGTTCTTTCAGCAGATAAAGATTTTATTCAGTTGCAAAAGTATGCAAACGTCGATCAATATGATCCTATTCGTAAGCGTTGGATTCGTAACGATCAGCCTGCATCATACCTTGCAGAACATATTCTTAAAGGTGATACTGGCGATGGTGTTCCAAACATCTTATCTCCAGACAACTGTTTAGCAGTTGGTGAGCGTCAAAAAGCTATGACTAAAAAGCGTTTAGCTCTTTACTCTCAAGGTACTGAAGTAATGGATGAAGAAACTCTTCGCCGTTTCTATCGCAATAAGATGATGATTGATCTTGCAGAAATTCCTCAAAAATATCAAGATCAAATTCTTGAAGCTTACAATGAAGAGAAAACTATTGGGCGCGAGCTATTGTTTAACTTCTTTGTACAGAAAAAGCTTAAGCATCTAATCACAGACATACAGGATTTTTAAAAATGGCAGTACGACAATCAATAACAGAAATCATTCAAGGCGCTGGTTCTAAGAAAACAACTAAAGAAAAAGTTGCTTTTCTTCAGACAAATGACAATGTGCCATTGAGAACTGTGATATCTTATACATATGATAAGAGCATTGAATTTTTAATACCTGATACTCCACCACCGTGGAAAGAAAATAATTATGAAGATGAAGCAAAATCACTGTTATATACAGAAGCTCGTCGTCTAAGAATTTTCATCAAAGGTGGTGGTTATGATCAGCTGAAACCAATCAAACGGGAACAGTTGTTTATTAGTCTTTTAGAAGACGTTGATAATGATGATGCTAAAACATTAGTACAAATGATTGCTAAGAAGCCATTCAAAGGCTTATCACTGAAAACAATTATGGAAGCATTTCCAGATCTAATAACAACCGAATAATGTAACAAAGGTATACTACAATGGGTAAGAAGCATTCAATCAAGAAGTTTCGCGACACTTGGGAAGATGACGAATGGGGCAGTGAAGATTCAAACAGATCAAAGGGAAAGAACAAAGATAAGCGGGTTAAAGAAGCCCGTAAGCAGAAGTTCTCAGACCGATGGTATGATGAAGATTTTAACATTAAACGTAAAAAAAGTGAAAAAAAGCCTTGACATTCATTCTTAGATGATGTATAATGTATATAAGAAATGAGGAAATAAGTTAGTTTGATGGTTTGAAATTAATTTCAAATTAAATGAAAAAAAGCCTTGACAAAGGTATCAAACTAAGTTATAATATACATATAATCAATCAAAGGAAACTACATTATGACAAAATTCGCACAGTTTGACAAAGCAACTCTTAAAGCTCTTCGTTCAGAAATGCAAGAAGTAATGAACAAATATGCTGTTAAGGCAAATCTTGAGATTGCAGTTGGTAACATGTCCTACTCGGATGCTGAAGTTACTATCAAAGTTAACGCTAAAGTAAAAGGTGCAACAACACGCACTGATCGTATCCTTGAAAGCGAAGTTACTAAGTACGGCTTGAAAATGCAGAACTCTAACGGTGATGCTATCACTGGTTACAACACACGGGCTGGCAAGTATCCTTTCCAGTACACATGTGGATCAACCGGTAAGCGTTATAAGTGTTCTACTGTACAAGCTAAATTGAAGTTTGGAATGTAAAAAAAGTGCAAAAGGGGGTTGACATTCAATCCCCTTTTTGTTATAATATGAATATGAATAAAACAATGAAAGAATATAATATGAGTTTAAGTGATAAAGTAATTTTAACAGACGTCGATGGAGTACTTCTCGATTGGCTCTTTTCATTCCAGCAATGGATGGATAAGCATGGCTACAAAACTGTAGATGGTGCTGAAGCTGAATATGACGTTTCAAAGCGTTATGGTCTCGAAGAAGTCGAAAAGAATCGTCTTGTTAGAATGTTTAATGAATCTGCATGGATTCGTTGTTTACCCCCTTTACGTGATACTATTAAGTATATGCGTAAACTACACGAAGATCACGGATATGTTTTCCGTGTAATTAGTTCTTTAAGTGATGACTATTATGCTCAACACTTACGTACTAAAAACCTGATCGAAATGTTTGGACCAAGCCTTTGGGATACTTTCGTTTACCTAGATACAGGTGCTGATAAAGATGAAGCACTAGAACAATATCGTGGTACTGATTGTTACTGGATCGAAGACAAACCAGAGAATGCTGATTTAGGCATCGAACTTGGTTTAGATTCAATTCTAATGGGTCACGACTTCAACGCTAACTATTCAGGTTCAGCAAAACGAGTTACTACCTGGAAAGAAATCTATGAAATAATTACAGGAAATTAACTCTTCTAACCTGTTAGACTTATAAATAAGTCATAATACAGGCCTAAGAATAAAACGTTCAAGCCGACCTTGTATTATGGGTTGGCTTTTTTTATATTATAACATAGGAGAATGTATGCCCAATTATACATTTGAAAATACACAGACCAACGAAATCATAGATCTAACTATGAAAATTGCAGAGCTTGATCAATTCAAGCTTGACAATCCCCACATGAAACAAAGAATTGTAAGCGCACCGTCAATTGGTGATGCGCACCGTCTTGGGCGAATTAAGCCTGATGACGGATTTCGTGATGTTCTCAAAAACGTAAAACACCACCATCCTGGCTCTAGAAAAAAGGACGGTGCAAAAAACACTATCAATACTTGGTAGTATCACAAAACAGGAGAGTTCAATGGCAGCTAGACAGCGAAGATTATCCAGAAGAGAAAAACAACGAGTCGAAAGAGATCAGGAACATATGGTAAGTATCTTAAATCAAAACTTCGGTATGAGGCAGATCAATCCATTAACACCAACTCAAGGAGACATGTTCGAATCTTATAATTCAGGATACAATATCGCCGCCATCGGAACAGCAGGTACAGGAAAAACGATGTGCGCTATGTATTTAGCACTAACCGACGTACTTAAGAAAGGAGGATATGAACAAATCATCGTTGTAAGATCTGCAGTTCAGACGCGCGAACAGGGGTTTATGCCCGGCACTAAAGAGCAGAAAGAAGCACTCTATTCAGTCCCATATTCAGATATCGTTAACGACTTATTCGGTCGTGGAGACGCATATCAAATATTACAACAAAAAGGAATGATCAAATTTATGACATCCTCATTTGTTAGAGGACTAACATTCGACAATGCAATTATTATTGTAGATGAGTGCCAATCAATGACATATCACGAATTAGATACAATTATCACACGAGTAGGAGAATCGTCTAAGATTGTATTTTGTGGAGACACAAGACAAGATGACTTATCAATATCTAGAAACAAAGCCGACGTTTCAGGTCTTGCAGAGTTTTTACGAGTAATCCGTAGAATTAATAGTTTCACTACTATTCAATTTACACCAGACGACATCGTCAGGTCGGGTCTCGTAAAAGAATATATATTAGCAAAGGAACGGCTTTTAACAGCTGCTTAAGTTAAGCAAGGATGGCCTTCGGGCCATTCTTACTTTTAAAGGATAGAAAAAATGTTTCCAATAACAAGACAATTTATGGATTTCCATATCGGCCACGCATGTATTGGTACAGGTACAGGCCACCCAAAACCGTTTCACAAAACACCTTATTATACTACACCACAGAACAAAGTACGTGTTGGTGGATTTAAGGCTATTGTAATTGGTGGTGGTACTGCATGTAAAGATATGGCAGTCGGTGGATCAGGGCGAGTAACTGCTGGTGGTATTCCTGTGCATCGAGCTACTGATGCAACAAGCGGACACCCTTGTCACTTTGTTCCAAATGCTTCTGCTGCGTCGTTTATATTTGTAAAGGCTGGATAAAATGGCTAAGCCAGACTATGCGGCTCTGTTCGCTCAAATTGCGATTGAAACAGATCCCGTAGTCAAAGAACAACTGCGTTTACAAGCTTATGATTTCTCACCACCGGTACCATTACCAGCAGGAGAAACTATAGAAGACTACTTGTTAACTCCTCACGAAGAAGAATTATTCGCATACACATATGACGATTATGTGGTAGATAATCCAGGATACGCAGAAGGAAACTACTCTACTTCTGGTTTATACGTTATGCCAGACTACGCCGAGTACGATTATATAAATATACAGTATCCTACTGCTGGTCTTTACGTTGCTTCAGGGTATACAGAAGAAGACTACATACAATTAACAGATACATCAATAGGTAGTGGATTTATTTCGTATGTTGGCGAATACTACAATGAATTAGGGGAAACGACGTAATGTCAATAACAAAGCGTACCGACAAAGGCTCGGCATTAACTTACGATGAAATGGATGATAACTTTGATGCTATCGCACCACGGACTAGTGCAACAGGTTCAATTCAAATTCCTGCAGGAGATACTAACGCTCGAGACGCTACTCCATCAGCAGGCTTTTTAAGATACAACACAAGTCTTAATTCTTTTGAAGGCTATCAAAACGGAGCTTGGGGTAATTTAGGTGCAGGTGGCGGAGGTGGTGGCGGCGACGTTAACCAAAACGCTTTTAGTATTTTCTCAGTTTCAGGTCAAACAAGTGTTTCAGCAGATTCAGCAACAGATACCGTAGAGTTCATTGCTGGTTCAAATATCACTCTTACAACAAATTCAGGAAGCGATAGTATTACTATTGCAGCATCTGGTTTAACACAAGATTTTGCATATTCAAGTTTAACAGATGTTCCGTCAAGTTTTCCTCCAAGCACACATAACCAAGCATGGTCTACAATCACAGGAACACCAACCACATTAGCAGGTTACGGTATTACTGATGGCGGTGGTGGCGGCGGTGTACAAGGATTTACTGGTATACAAGGTTTCACTGGTGGAGATGGAGATCCTGGTGCTCAAGGTACAAATGGTATCGGACTAAGCGGTAACCAAGGTATTCAAGGTCCAGCAGGTGATGGTTCCGGCGGCGGTGGAGCTCAAGGATTCCAAGGTACTCAAGGATTCCAAGGAACAATTGGACAAACTGGTTTTGGATCAGATGGTGCTCAAGGTTTTCAGGGTTTACAAGGCGACGAAGGTCCAGAAGGAAATTCAGTTCAGGGAATTCAAGGACCTTCTGCTCCAGCTGGAGCGGTAGTTCAGGGTACTCAAGGTGTTCAAGGTTCGCTAGGATTTGACGGTCAGCCAGGATTCCAAGGCATGCAGGGTTTAGATGCTGCAGGCGCCCAAGGTGTTCAAGGTCCTAATGGACCAGCAGGATTTGGTTTACAAGGACATCAGGGTATCCAAGGTGATCTTGGTCCTGAAGGTCCTGAAGGTGAAGGTGCTCAAGGTATTCAAGGTACTGATGGTTTCCAAGGACTTATCGGCGGTGATGGTGGCGATGGGCCAGACGGTCTTCAAGGTCTGCAAGGACCAGCCGGTTCTGTTCAAGGTTTACAAGGTACGATTGGTGTAGGCGACACGGGTGCTCAAGGTATTCAAGGCAGCGTTCTTCAAGGTACAATTGGTACTGACGGTGCTCAAGGTATTCAAGGTTTACTTGGTACCGGTGTTCAAGGTCTTCAAGGAGAAGCTGTTCCAGGACCTAACGGTTTACAAGGTGCTACCGGTATTCAAGGTCTTGGTGGTGATGAAGGTATTCAAGGTACAGGCGGCGTAAGTATCCAAGGTATCCAAGGGACTCAAGGCATAATTGGAGAAACTGGTACTCAAGGCACACAAGGTATTCAAGGTTTACAAAGTGTTCAAGGACTGCAAGGACTCCAAGGAGAAATATTACAAGGTGTTCAAGGTTCAGAAGGTACTATTGGACTGCAAGGTGTTCAAGGTAACCAATCTACACAAGGTATTCAAGGCAACGCCGGAATAGGTATTCAAGGACCGTCCGACGGTGTTCAAGGTTTGCAAGGTACGACTGGTGACGCTGGTGTTCAAGGACCGTCTGATGGACAAACGGGTGCACAAGGCTTATTAGGACCACAAGGTATTCAAGGTCTTACTGCTCAAGGTGTTAACGGTGTACAAGGTTTCGTCGGAATTCAAGGACCATCAGATGGTGCAGACGGAATACAAGGTACTACAGGTATTCAAGGCTCGCAAGGAACTCAAGGTTTAACTGGGGCAGGTGTTCAAGGTGCGACTGGTGACACTGGTGTTCAAGGACCTGCTGACGGACCACAAGGTACACAGGGTGTTATTGGTACTGCAGTTCAGGGTATTCAGGGTTCAACCGATGGACCTATTGGACCACAAGGTACACAAGGTGTTCTTGGTTTACAAGGTTTAACTGGATCAACCGGTCTTCAAGGTGTCCAAGGTTTAACTGGATCAACTGGCCTTCAAGGTATTCAGGGTGTTCAAGGGATGCAAGGTCTCGATGGACCAGAAGGTAAACGTTCATTTGTTGTAGAAGCTAATGGTTCAACTGATTACGTAATTGATGGTGTAAATGATCCAACTATTAACCTTATTCGTGGATTTACTTATGCATTTAATGTAGCAGCAAATGGTCACCCATTTGAAATCAGAGCATCTAACGGTGGATCTGCTTATAATACAGGTGTAATTAATAACGCTGCACAACTTGGTACAGTCTTATTTACAGTGCCATATAACGCTCCTGCAACTCTCTATTATCAATGTACTGTGCATTCGAATATGGGTGGAGTTATTAATACTTCTGATCTTGGACCAATTGGTTTAACAGGTCTTCAAGGTTTGCAAGGTGTCCAAGGTTTACAATCCGTGCAAGGTTTGCAAGGTTTGCAAGGTACAACGAGTCCGAATCCACTGTTTGCTGCTAACGAAGATACTCCTACTGCTCAACCTGTAGCAACGGGTTCAAACGCAATTGCGCTAGGCGACTCATCAGATGCTTCGGGTGCTGACTCACTTTCGTTTGGTAGAGATTCAACAGCAAGCGGAGCTGACT